TATTAGATCTAGACAAACATAAGCCTGAGAAAGGATTAAATGAGGCCATTCCCAATAAGACGTTCTATAACCCAATATTTGTAGAGAAGGACGCTGAAGGTAAGTTTGCAATTCCACCAGCGGGTACTCATTGGCTGTCTTTGAATAGAGACAACTTAAGGGCGGTCTTGCTAAATGTCGGTAATGCAAGCAATCTTGATATCTTAGCTCGTGGGTTCTTAACTACACCTGAGAAGATTATGCAATGGGTACATGAGCATGCAACTGAGAAGGATTGGGCTTGGGCGCAAGATGTAGGAAAGATATTTGAGGATCTGCAAAAGAGATCCGATAAAATGACGATGGGGATGACTGGCAGTGTTATCGAGAAAATTCCTTTAGGGAAGATACAGACTAAGTTTGGTGCAAAGGACGGCTGGTACTATCCGGTGATTTATGATAGAACTGGAGGCGGCGGGCCTATGGGGACAATTGAGCCTGCGCCGCTTGTTAGAATTATGACAGATCGTGGGTTTGAGCGTAAGAGAACTGGCTATGCTGGGCCGATAGATTTGCATACAGATCAACTAACTAATCAAATTGATCGAAGATTAAGAGATCTTGCGCTTAGGCCAGTGTTAGGAGAAGTCTCTAAGTTGGCGCTAGATAAGGAATTTCAGACTGCTATTAAGCGGCACTACGGAGAGATTTACGCTGGGATGATGGAACCTTGGTTAAGGAATTTAGTTTCACAAAATGGATATACGACCAAGACTGCTCAAGCGGCCGCTAACATGGGGGAATATATTAGGAGCAACGTCATTGGCACGCTCATTGGTTGGAACCCTGGAACTCTAATTAAGCATACTATATCCTCTTTTGTGCAAAGTGCGTGGGAAGTCAGTTCAAAGGAATTTTCAAAAGCTGTAAGGGATCTGTATGGATCTAACACAACGCATGCGCAAAGCTGGAATAAATTTATAATGGAAGGTGGGAAGATTGGAGAGTTAGATTGGGGTGGTTCGACTGAGGTTCAGCGGAGGATGCAGCATTGGGAAGAGACGCTAGGTGGTGCTTATGAGTCTCAATTAGGTAAGCGAGGCCTTAGAGCTAAAATGTTAGAAAAGGGGGCAATGCCAATTGGTCGTGTAGATCAGTGGATTTCGAAGGTGACTTGGCTGGCTAAGTATAGGCAGGAATTTGCTAAAAGCATTAGAAAGCTTAATGAGAGCGGTGAGCGTTCGATGACGGATGAAGAAGCTCATATGGATGCTGTTGATCTGGCAGATAGGGCTGTCCGCAGAACGCACGGAACTACGTCAATGGCTGGCAAGCCAGAGTTTATGCGGACACAAAATCCAATCACTAGAAGCCTGGTTTCGTTGTATGGATTCTTCAATCATATCTTCAATCGATATTATCAAATGGGCTGGAAGGCTAAGCAAATCCCAGAACAGTTTAAGCGTGGTGAGCCAGTTGCTGGAGATATTGCTAAATTAGGTGCTGATTTTCTGTTTTATGTGGCGGCGCCGGTTGCTATTGAGGAATGGATGGACCAAACGTGTAAGCCTACTGACGGTTGGGGTGTGTGCACTAGCAAGTGGCTAGTCAACGGAATTACGGCTCCGGTTCCAATTATAAGAGAAATAGCCCATGCTGCGCTTACTGGCCACGATCCATCATTCGGTATTTTCCAAAGTGGATATAAAGCTGTTACAGATATAGTTAAGGATATGAGTCCGGCGAAATGGGATAAGCATCATGCTGGGCAAATAGTTGAGCATATTAATACATTAGCTGGTGTGGCTACAGGGTTGTCTAGCAAGCAACTTGGTAGGTGGCAGAAATACGCTATTAACTATGCTCTACATGAAGATAGAGCACCAAAGTCTATGGCTGAGTTAGGTAGAGTCATTAGGTGGGGGTCAACACAGGAGCCTAAACATAGATGATGGCCCCAGGACCAATTGAAGAAGCAGGTCAGACAGCGCGTAGCTTCATAGACGCCCTTAAGGGCCAACCAGCTGTATTAGCGCTGACTATAGCTAATTTTGGACTGCTGGTATTTATCTTCTATGCACTGCAACAGGCGGCGCAATTTAGAGAGAAGCTCTTGGCGCAAGTGTTTCAGAACAACGCAGATATACATCAACTTATGGCTACATGTAGAGGAGGCCAAACATGGCGTGGCGAGGAAGACAAACCGCACTCAAGTGCAACACCGTTGCCGAATTCACACGGTACCTTCATAGCCTCAATTACTCAAGCTGGCGACCTTCAGGGATGGTATTGCACAACACAGCTTCCCCGACACTCGATCAGTGGTGGCACGGTGGGACCACCCCTGAACAAAGAATGAAGAACCTGCGGAGCTATTATGAGAATGACATGGGTTGGTCTGCTGGCCCTCATGCTTTTGTCGATGGAGTTAGTATATGGGTGTTTACAGACTTCAATGTTAAAGGAGTCCACTCACCATCGTGGAACGGGACACGACTCGGGATCGAAATGGTAGGGGATTACGATAAGGAAAGTGATGAAAGTGGAATGGGCGCTAAGGTAATGGAACTTACTGTAGCGCTGTTTGGGGAGTGTCATACATTCTTTGGATGGGAGCCATCTAATACATCGATTAAGTTGCACAAAGAAGACCCCTCGACTACACATGATTGTCCAGGTAAGAATGTAGTTAAGTCAGAGTTCGTTAGCGATGTCAATCAATACATAGCCGAAGGCGGGGATCATCCGATAGGGCCAATACCGCCAGTGGAGCCTAAGAGAGGCACAGTTGTGGGCCTTGTTGGTGGAGATAAGCTTAATATCAGGGCGACTTCGTCATCGAGTGCAGCTGTTATTGGCGAGGCCGAGAATGGTGATGTGGTGACAATTGTAAGCGAAGCTATGAACGGCTCAACTAAGTGGCTTCGTATTAAAATAGGCGAAGCTGAAGGTCCAGCCATAGCGGTATATGGTTGGGTCTCGGCTAAGTACGTTCAAGTCGAGGGCGTGGCCCCAGCTGTCTGGCATGAGAATATAACCGCTACTGTATTTGGCGGCCCTGGAGATGAGCAGCCGACAGCGTATGGAGGTTGGGTTGACTCTAACACCTATGGCATATCATTCCCGTATAAATGGACTAAGGGCGCAAGGCCGACAGTTGTCGTTAGTGGCCCTAAAGGCGAGGCAAGTACAGGGATCATTGATGTTGGGCCTTGGAATATCAATGACCCAAGTTATGTTCTTGATGGCAATCGCCCAATGGTGGAGAAGCAATATCAGCTGCGCCTAGAGGCGCAGAATGGGCAAATACCGTCGAATGATGCTGGGATTGATCTAACAGAGCCGATTGCTAGACTAATTGGAATTAGTGGTAAGGGCAAGGTTAAGTGGAGGTTTGCTCCTGCTTCGGAGCCACAAACGTCTTAAGGCCAGTCTTAGGGGCGACCTTCTTAACTACTAATATGCGAGCTGTCTCCATCACCCGCATCATGTATTCGATATGCATAGCTGGGACTCGCTCTCTGGCGAAGTTGCGGATTAGATGCTCACTGACCTCACCCTTTTGGCGCACGTAGTGTGCAATCTCGTCCATCACTCGGCTATCAGATGTAACTGAGCCCTCCCTGAAGATATATGGCATAGTTGTCTCGGCTTGGACTAGCCAGCTCATAGCTCTGTTAAAGTCATCGGTCCTTAAGATGAGTTCATTTGAGCGATCGACTGAGGCTATCATGGATAATTTAAGTAGATGTGCAAACCGGCGGGAAGCATAGTGTGCTAGCTTAGGGTGATCTGGGACTGGAGCGAAGCCACCGGTCTTCCAAGCATGCATGGCCTTGCCGAAGTCATCTGTAGCATTGAATGCACCCTCTAAAGCCCAAATGACTTTAAGATCATTTATCAGAGATTGGGGCCGTTCTCTGATTGGCTCGTTAAACACATCGATAACTGGGCGATCGGCTGAGTGGATCATAATGACTCTGGACATTAAGCCCTGATCCCAAACGTAATCTTTGAGGGTGTGGATGAGGTTTGATGGTGTTGAGCCTGTCAGAATATTAAGTTGAGGGCGTGGGATTTTGATCCTAATATTACTTACTCGGCGGCCTTCGGAGTATGGATTCACATCATAGAACTCAACAAGCGCCGCAACCAATGCCGAGTCGTATTCATGCATAAAGGCGCTAAATTCGTCGGCGACGCAGATTAGGGAGTTGTACTCTACTGGCGGGCCCGGGATCTTTGGGAGGATCCTCTTTGCCTCGTTCATATAGTCCGATAGAGATGCCCGAGTCATTGACGTGGCACCAAAGAATGTGTCCGGTAGGGCCTCCCTCACTAGGTTCGAAGCTGCCATGATAGATCGAGACTTGCCCATCCCTGGTTGGCCAACAAGAAACACGTACAAGTTCGGATACAAGTTTCCACCTGTTTCGATCCATACCCTCTGCTCCAGTACTGCCCCCATCATTGATATCGCAGACCATCTTCTCCATATCTCTGGTACCTCCAAGTTGGATGTGTATTCAACGAACTTTTCTATCCAAGACGTGCACTGGCGGCGTCCGGCGCCGTTTATCACCGGGTGCATACTTTTTGAGGCCATCTGGGTTCGAGCCGCCATATTCGCCCCAGTTCCAGCCGGTTTTACAGCCATATGGTATCATCAGCATTCTGTTGTTAAGTGGGATTTCGATCTCAAGCAAAGATAGAATCTTGGGTATGAGTTCATCTTCTTTCTCCTCAGGGTATTGAACCACTATGGAGTCATGGCCTTGCAAAAGGAGCTGGCAGTATTGGCTGTCCCATACCTTAAGCATGCCTTGATTTACAGTATCGACTAGCGAGCCTTGTGGATCGTAGGCGATAGCCTCTCTTATGACTTTGTGATCGTCTCTGCGGCCAAAGAAATGGCGTAAGCGGCCGGTTAAGGTTGTGAGTTTTCCTGACTTGGCGATTCGCTGCTCGACCCAATTGTGCCATCGGTGGTGGGCAGGGAAGGCACTATGATAATTTCGGCAGAATTCTTCGACAATTGGAAGCTCAGTCTTAGTTTCGGCAGACAGTGTTTGAGCTCTACCTCCGTAATTAGCGCCATGACCAAGCTTCTTACACATGAATCGTCTAGAGTAATGTCGATAATAAGGTTGTTCGGCAAGTTCTCGGTCGATATCCAATGTACCTGTCCAACCCAATTCTGGCCAACATATCCTTGCAACTGCGGTGTGTAGATCACCTGATTCGCATGCATCCAGATATGTGCTGTCCCCGAATAAGTTCCACTCAATGGCTCCGACAATTCGACTCTCCCCTTGCTCAGCGTCAAAGTTAGCTAGCTTCATGCCCGGATCTGCGATGAAAATAGAGCGTAGACTTTCTTCTATATTTTGTAGATTGCCGCCTGTACCAAATTCTGAAAGGCTTGAGGAAAATCGACCAGTTGTGGTTCCTGCTATGTTGTAGCTGGTTCTCATACGGCCGTCACGATCGACTTCGGTTCTTAAAACATCAATTCGCTTCTGGAGTTCTCGGATCTTCTTGATGAGATAGATCATAGGCAGCGTTAGAGTTATGCGGTAGCTCTCTATCTTCTCTAAGGCAGCTCTATTTAGAGTTGGCCTACCTGTCTTAGATAGAACAGGCATAACTTGGTACTTGTCATAGAACAGCTTTTGAAGATCCTTTGAGCTGCGCCAGTTAAGATATGGCGAGTCAGCAGTTTCGGCTAACTGAGTGATGTATCCATCCAGGCGCTCGATTATGTCGTAGTAGTCGTCTATGACTTCGGCCTTGCGCCACTTATCGACGAGGATGCCATGGATGCCCATGTGTAGGACAGGGCCTTGAAGGGAACGGGAGAAGGTATAGGTGGCGCTTGTCTGGTCGTTAATCTGTGGCAGCAGAGCCTCTAGAACTTCTGCTGTTACGCAACAATCCAAACCGTTATAGCACCATTCTCTGTCACGATCAGATAGTTCGTGTGGGTCTATTTGACCAGTGTCGATTATACGCACTTAGTCCTCTCTCTTGATAGTGGTTTTAACTCGCATGTCTTTCCAGCTACCTTCATCGGTGTAAACTGAGCCCAAGAACCCTAGCCCCTTTAGACTTTCAGGTTGTAGTGCATGATGCAGCAGCATTGTATCATGCTCGGCATTATAAACCTTCATTCTTGCACTTCGCCAGAGGAAGTTGATGTCGTAGAGACCGTTTTGGAAAGTTTTGGGTATAGGTCCTCGTAATATCGCAGCAATAAAGGCTCCCACCTTTGCTTCAACATGAACATCAGGCCAATAAGTTCTTGCTGATCTTCCTGGGTGAGGGAATGGAATAACAATGCCAACTTCTGGGCTTGGGGCAATACCGATAAGTGTAATGTGTACTCCAGCTGTCTCAATATCGATAGCAAGTCTCTCAGCTCGTTTGATGTACGTTTCTTCGAAGACATATAGATCCTCTAAGGTTGGCTCAATCCAAATCTTACGTGAAGGTCGGCGAATGTCTGGGTAAGTATATTCTCGAGATGCTTTAATTAAATCTGCTACAATTATCGGACGGATCGAGTGAAGACGAAAGACAGCTGCTGGATGATAAGTTGGTAAGACTTTGAAGTCTTTGACTGTATGTGTTGAGTATTGAACTATTCCCCTTAATTTAGTAATAGAGGTTTTACCTAAGAAGGCCCACATAGCAGTTCGACCCATGGCAATGATTAAGTTTGGGTTGACGTCATTCATCTCGCTTGCTAGTCGAGTTAGCTCTCGTGCATGTTTGGCTAATACATACCCAACATCTGTTCCAAGAGAAGGATAGCCCTTGATAGCAACTTCTTTAGGTCCACATAGATACCCGATGTTATTTCTAGGCGGGCGTAGATTAAAAACATTGGTGAGGAAGCAGTCTCGTCTATGAAGCCCTGCTTCCTCAAGCATCTTATTTAAGTGCCAGCCAGTGGGCCCAACGAACGGCTTACGTTGGCGTTCTTCAACTTCGCCGTAAGCTTCGCCTACAATTGCGATGTTCATTGGGCCCAGCTAGCTTAGTCTTCGCCGATCTTGAAGGTGCGGTCAACCTCGGCAAACATACTCTCACCATCAGTGGTGGGCTTATGCTTGATATGGACGCCGACTTGACAGTTGGGGGCAAATTGCATCCGCTCCCTTAGTGTCAACTTCTCGTCGTTTTCGTCACGTTCTGGGATACCGCAGTGAGTAAGGAACTGCTTTAGGCGATGTATAGTCTTGTCGGTGTGCCACGTTCTGTACTTTATGGTCTTATCAGTAATTCTTCCAACTTGACCATTGCTCTGTTTTAAGAACTCGGTTAGGGCCTCCTCGTCTACATCATCTTGCACTTGAGTGATTCCAAGTGTCCACTCAGAAAACTCGTTTTTAGTTGTGGGAGCTTCTCCAGGTGTGTAGTTGCCCTTGACCATACAATGATATGTGCCTTGTGGGATGGGCTGTGGTCTTGTCACATCTTCCGAGGGTGTGTCAAGGATGTCTTCGAAGCTAGGTACTTGTTTCTTTTCAGGTTTTGCCATCTGCTTATATCCTCTTTAATGTAAGTTTGGGTTTCTGTTGCTGTGTAGGTTTAGGCTTCTCCCTAAGAACCGCAAAGAAATCTGCTAGGCCAGTTTCGATTGGATATTCAGGGAGCATAGCAAACGGCTTGGGGTTCTTAAGGTCAATCAGTGCTGTTGCTGCTGTTTTGATTACACGTTTACCTCCTGCTTTGGTTAGACATAACGCCACAGAATTAAAGTACGCTGGTAACTGTGGCGAAAGGGCTGCACCTACGGCTGTTGGGTATCCTTTTCTGGTTCCATCTTCGTTATCCACATAGCGGATATGTGTGTTAATGATAACGTTGGTGCGGAAAGACTCGCTCGTAAGTAGAGCAATAGTTTTTTCGATTGCGTCTTGCGCGTCCTTATAGACAGCTCGCTTATCATATTTGTTGTCTCTTGAGCGAGGTACGAGAGGTTCTCGGAAGTCGAAAGCTGCGTCAGAGAAAAAGGTAAGACTATCGAGCACGAATATGCAATCGGCTCCCCACGTAGCCGGAACTCCAAGGTCAACTTCCGATCCGTCATCGGCTCGATATCTCCATCGGTCAAGCATTTTAATTCCGTCAATAAAAGCCCTTGGGGCACCATCAATAACCGGTCCATCAGGGCTTGCTTTCCTCTTATCTCTAAGCGTGCGGTATTCAATCTCTTTGAGCTTCTCTGGGTTCTCCCTCTGGACAAACTGTTTGAGTGGTTCGAGCCCGTTGTCATAATCAAGAATCCTTAGTTTGTATCCAGCCTTCACTAAGGATGCTAGCGCACCAGTTTTGCCGGAGCCAGGATCTCCTTCGACTAACATCTTAGTAAATTCGTTGGATTGGTGTTGATCTAAAGTTGGCATCATCGTATCTCCGTGAAGAGTGGAAGTGTTTGGCCTAGCGCAAGATTGTGTGGTAGAGTGCCTATGTGAATGGTGATGTGAACTCCCTTGCCGAGATCGATAACTATTCCGCCGATCTTGGTTATGTCTACTATTGGGTAATCACCTAGCCATATTGCTACTCTCGTACTTGTAGGGGATTCCATATTTCACCTTGCTCAAAGTCTGATTTAAGGAACTTATCACGAACTCCCGGTGATTTCGAACAGACATGACGGAACATGCAGCCGCCGTACTTATCGCATGCGGTGTCGTTCATTGGCCATTTATCTAGGATTGCATATTCGTTCTGCCAATCGAACCACCATTTGAGTTCGTCTACCCACTCATTTAGCTGGTCTTGAGTTCGATAGGTAGTACCTCGGGTGAAGCGAGTATCGTCAGCCATGATTTGAGCTGATGTTATCATAACTCCACGGACAGCAGGTTCAAAGATGACCTTAGAGGCGAGGGTATAGAGCGTCATCTGGTTATCTGGCTCAAACTGGTTCCAATAGTATGAGCCTGGAGTTGAAGTTGTTGTCTTGATATCGTTGACGAACATCTCGCCGTTGAAGTCAACAATACGATCGAGATGGCCACAAAGGACGTAGTTCTGATTTAGTTCTCTTGGCCCCCAATCAAGGTCGAACTGAAAGCTCAACTCAACAGCAGGCTTGCCGTTAGCGAGGATGTAGGTCTTAGCTGGATCGTCTTTGAATTTCTCCAGATACCAGACTGCGGTCCTAACTAGAGCTTCTTTATTCTTGCGGTTGTGATCAGGGTTCCACTCTGCTGTACGATAGAGCAAAGCTTTGATGACGTGAAAGACCGCTTCATCGTGCTCGATGCCATCAGCCTTAAGCTTTTCGTAGTCTTGAGCTACTCGATGAACCTCAACGCCGAAGCGAAGATGAACGCTCTCCTCCTTTGGCCGGTAGCCCTTGATCATTTTATAGTAGTAAAGGCGTGGACAGCGCTTAAAGTCGCTAAGCGAAGTCGAGTCCCAAGCCCATTGGATGTTAGTGTCGGGGATAAATGGGCTTAAAACCTCCTCTTGAATGTCGTCACCGTCGCCGATGTTGGCTTCGCTTGTGCTATCTCCTTCAACACTGTCTCTAAAAGGGATGACTGTTCCTCCGGTGTTGATTTCTTCTTGCTGACGTTCTGTTCTCGGTCGAAAAACATTTTCTTTTGCCATGCTATCACCTGCTCGATGTGCTCATTTGTCCAGTCTATGGGGTCTTCTGGTAGGATGTCCATAAGTTTGTTGATTGTGTTCATTCATCTTTCTCCACCAAATTTTGCCAAATTGAGAGACCCATACCTAAGATTGCTCCTGTGTCTCCATGAAGTTCTCTTCTGCATAGACCATCTCGATGTAGCGTATATGGGCACGTAGGGCCTCTCGAATCTGTTCTGTGTAGCCATGTTGGAACCTGCGCTGGAACCATTTAACATCCTTAGCGTACAGGTTTAAGGTTACTTTTGTTAGTGGTTCCGCTACTGTTCGCATTTTTCTTCACCAGCCATATTTCGTTCTCTTTCTCAGGTAGCACCATTGTTATCTGCTCGAAGGCAGGGTTATCTGCCAGCGAACGAGCACGGTATAGGTGCTGACGTAACAGGCCTCGATCGTCGGTTTGAATGCCAATTCCTACCTCCGAGTCTACGGCAGCTTGCCAAAGAGCGCATAGAGGATCAATGCTGTCGATATCATCAGGGTGCATGCGACTATCAGTGTAACTTTGGGTGGGGAGGCTTCTCTTTCTTCTTTCGTGGCACTTTCTCCTTTTCCTTCTTGGGTTTGCGGTAGTATTCGACAGTAGGGTTCTCTTGCTTTAACCTTTCCATCATCCTGTCAATGATGGCCTCAAGCATGGATGTAGAGCCCGACATTAGAGCCTCCTCTTGAATGGAAGTGTCTGGACGGTAACTATGGTTGGGATTGGCAGCGGGCCTGGAAGTTTAGGTGCCCTTATTTCATCCGCTTCATTGGCCTCGGATAGGTTCTCAATTTCTAGATTGTCTATGCTTAGTTTCTCTATACGAAGCCACCAGCTGCCATTACCGTTTAGGACTTGTCGAAGCCTCATTATCAGCAGATCGTATGGAGACTTGCCATGCATACCATGACCTTTCTCGTAGTTTTCTTCATTCTCCCTACGATCAATCTTGCGGGCATTGTGCAAGCGAAGTCGATACAGCCATGCATCTTCCTCAGTTGCGAACTTTATTCGAATACCCTTAGGATCTTCCATTGCCTTTTCCATTAGCTCATAGCAATCAGAAAAGGCCAGCCGTGAGTTACTCATTCCCATTTGATTTGACCTCGTATAGCTCGCTTGCGGAGCGTGTGGTTATGACATAGCGTAGGTTTAGGTCTTGTTCATGGTCCCTGCATAAGTGCGGGTCAAGGTGGTATACTACATCCCATTCCATGCCCTTGGCCTTATGGCCTGTTGTTAGTGTTATAGCACCTTGCTCTTTGAAGATGCGGTTGGCATACGCCACGGCTTGAGCCAATGTTTGCCCCCAACTAGCGAATAGGGCCATACAATTAGCTTGATCGTTGACAATATCCGGTGAGTTCGTGCGCTCGAGCCTTTGGCTGCGCCAGTCTGCGATTTTGCCGAGGAGGATGTCTCTGCTATCACCTTCGGCTCCTACTTTCATGAGCATGGCAGTTATCTTTGGGCCTATCTCGCCGCCTGCGATTTGGACACTACGTCCTTCAGACAGGAGCTGGTATGCGAGCTTAAGGAGAGGAGCATTATTGCGACAAATAACAGCAGCACCCTCAGGTATATAGGGAAAGTCTGTGAGCTTTTCATAATGGCCTCCAGGCTTGACCCAATTAAGCGATGGAACTCTCCATCGAGCAGCTTCTACGACAGCTTGTGGGCAACGAAAGCTGTAAGAAAGAGGCATCTCAGTCATGTTATAGCGCAACTTGAGTTTATCTACGCTTCCCGTTTGAGCTCCCCTGAAATAGTAAATCGATTGCCATCGGTCTCCCACTGCAACCACCCGATTTCTTGCGAGCTTTTGTAGCATTCTATGATTAGCTGGCGAGAGGTCTTGGTCTTCATCGACGAGCACAAGCGGATATCGTGGAAATGAACCGCCGAACAATGCGGGCATGTATATTTGATCGTCAAAATCAACTGTCCCATCTGTAGCAGCTTTGATTGAGTCGATGAGGGTAAGATCGACGAGTTCCCAACAGAGTGAGGAGAGTTGGCTTTCGACTCTAGCGGCGAGTCCTTCTCGGTCGATAAGCGGCTTGACGTGGTTGAATTTTCCAGTTGGGATGTACCCGAGATGTTTTGCCATGCCGATTGTTTGGCAAATGTCGAAGAATGAATCCCAGGCTTCGTCTTGGTCATATTTAGTTAGCTCCTTTATTTGCTCACGAAGTAGGTCACGGATTTTGGTCATGTTTAGGAATAGCTTTCTGCCTATACAATCAGACCAGCACCGATGTCCAATGCCGTTGAGAGTTCTGACTTCTGTGGTTGGGGGGAATTTAGTTCTAGCTTCATCTGCTACAGTTTTATTAAAGGCAAGATATAAGATTGGCTGCTGTGGAGCGTGCTCAGCGATATACTCAAGCATTGTAGTTTTGCCACAACCTGCGTAAGCTTCGATACAGATATTGTCGTCGGTGCCGGTAATGCAGTCAAGGATAGCAACTCCCTCTTCAGTCAGTTTGTGGCGCTGCGATGCTTTCTGGTGGATGGAGCTTAAACCACTCTTCGTCGCTGCGCTCATTAAACATCTCCTCTTGAAGCTTGTCACATAGACCTACGTCATCTTCATATGGGTATAAGGCTAAGTCCCTGGGAATTGGTCGTCCTGTGATCTCCATTCGCTCTGTCCGGTGGATTTGTTCATCAATAATCTCCTGATATATATCCAAGCCAGCGTTACCACCGCCAAGAGTACGAACCCTAGTAAACTCAGCGGAATTAGCAATGCGATGGCCGAGAGGATCGTCTGCGTAGTCATCGCCTATTCCTAAGTATCGGCGCAGGGCCCATTCAGTGGTTTCGTGGATAACTAAGGCACTCTCGTAGTCTATGCCGTTTATTGTGGTTTGAACGTCGTAGCTGACATAGACGGTCTTGCCGTCTTCGCTTACACCAGCGCCGAAAGGGATGAAGAAGGTGCGAACGGGCACGATATTACGGGCCCACATTAGATATTCATCGAAGTCTTTGTTTTCTATGCGCAGACGAGCTAGGGTCGAGAGTGGCTCTTCCTTATCGTCGATATCACCGGCGCTCATGGCTTCATCCTAACATAGAATTTGTCATTTATGGCCATGACTATTTCAGTAGCTAGCTCAAGCAGCACTTGCATGTCCCAAGTACATGTATCAAATTCACTGTTCTTCATGGCAGATGCTATAGCTTGCTTCAGCATATCGTCGTGGGGGCGTTGATGGGGGGGGGGGGCGGT